AGTAGAAACAAGGGTATTTTTCTTTAATTGTCGTACTCCTCTGCATTGTCTCCGAAGAAATAAGATCCTTCATTACTCATGTCAAAGGAAGGCACGATCGGGCTCGCTGCCTTTTCGTCCGAGAGCTCGAAGACTCCCCGCCCCTGGAAAGACACATCTTCTGGTCTTGCACTTTCCATCATCCTTATGATTTCGGTCCTCATGTCAGATGTTCTCCCCTCTGTATTCCCAGTGAATGCTGCCATAACGGTTGTTCTGTCAAAAGGGAGATTTCTCTGTACTGAGAACGTAGGTTGTATGCTGATTTGGCCCGCAGATGCCCTCTGTTGATTGGTGTTTCCTCCACTTCTGGTCCTTATGGCCCAGTACCTGCTTCTCAGTTCAAGTGTACTTGATTCCATAGTCTCCATATTTTCATTGGAAGCAATTTGAACTCCTCTAGTGGAAAGCTTCCCTCTTGGGACCACCTTCGTCCCTTTGATGAAGCTCAATACTCTTAGATCTTCAAATGCGGCAGAATGGCATGCCATCCACACCAGTTGACTCTTGTGTGCTGGATTCTCATTTGGTCTGATTAGGCTGTACACTTGGCTGTTTTGAAGCAGTCTGAAAGGGTCTATTCCGACTAGAGAGTATCCCTCTCTTTCAAAGTCGTACCCACTGGCTACGGCAGGTCCATACACACAGGCAGGCAGGCAGGACTTGTGAGCAACCGACCCTCTCAATATGAGTGCAGACCGTGCTAGAAAAGTGAGATCTTCGAACTCAGCATTCCCTGGGTCCCGGCTCTCTCTCACTTGATCCATCATTGCTTTTTGTGCAGCAGTTTGAAATTTCCCTTTGAGAATGTTGCACATTCTTTCATAAGCAATTCTTGTTTTTCGTCCATTCTCACCCCTCCAGAAGTTCCGATCATTGATCCCACGTTTGATCATCCTGACCAATTCCATCACCATTGTTCCAACTCCTTTGACTGCAGCACCTGCGGCTCCAGACCTCCTAGGGAGAGTTGAACCTTGCATCAGAGAGCACATCCTGGGATCCATTCCGGTGCGAACAAGAGCCCTTGTCCTCTGATAAGTTGCATCATTCAAATTGGAATGCCAGATCATCATGTGAGTCAGACCAGCCGTTGCATCGTCACCATTATTAGCTTGGCGCCAGATTCGCCTTATTTCTTCTTTGTCATAAAGGATGAGTTCTCTCATCCACTTTCCGTTTACTCTTCTGTATATAGGTCCTCCAGTTTTCTTAGGATCCTTCCCCGCACTGGGATGTTCTTCCAGGTATTTATTTCTCCTTTCGTCAAAAGCAGAGAGCACCATTCTCTCTATTGTTAAGCTGTTTTGGATCAACCGTCCCTCATAATCACTGAGTTTAAGTTCTGTGCACATTTGGATGTAGAATCGTCCAATTCCACCAATCATTTTTCCGACGGATGCTCTGATTTCAGTGGCATTCTGGCGTTCTCCATCAGTCTCCATCTGTTCGTAAGACCGTTTGGTGCCTTGGGACGCCATGATTTTGATGTCACTCAGTGAGTGATTATCTACCCTGCTTTTGCT